TACACAAGACGTTAAAGACAGTAGTGGATCTATAATTGGTCAAGTTAGAGGTTATGTTGTTTCTTTTGATATTATATCAACTGATGTCAGCAATAAGATTGCAGTTTTAAAATATTATCAAGATCGTTCATTATATTTCAATACTACTACTGGTGATCAAACAGATGCAGTTGGTATTAATAGTATATCAGGCACAAATGGTCAAATATACAAATTTAATGGTACTGAAAATATAAGAGGAACTGATGGTGCTGGATCAAATTATGAAGTTGGAATAAAAACTGCTTTTAGTGGTATTTCAACAAATCCTACAGGAACTAAAATAGTTGATCTAGGTGTTGAATTTAAAAATGGCGTAGCACAATCTGAGATAAATAATCAGTCGGGTGATATTATCTACCTAGATAATCGACAGTTGATCACTAGAGATAGTAGACAAAAAGAAGACATCAAAGTTATACTGGAATTCTAAAACATGTCACAAAAAACAAATTTAAACATAAGTCCTTATTATGATGACTTTAATGATGACAATAATTTCTACAGAGTTCTGTTTAGACCTGGTAGACCTGTTCAGGCTCGCGAATTAACAACTTTACAATCAATATTACAGAATCAAATACAATCTTTTGGTAATCATGTATTTAAGGATGGATCAATGGTTCTTCCTGGTGGTGTAAGTTATGATGACAGATATTTTTCAGTAAAATTAGAATCCGAACATTTAGGTCTTCCAATATCACTTTATCTTAATAATTTAAAAGGAAAAAAATTAAAAGGACAAAATTCTGGCATACAATTTTTAGTTAATGATTGTAAATTGCCAAATGAGTCAACTGATATTACTGATACTACAATTTTTGTAAAGTATTTGACAGGGAATAATGAAAATATAATTGCAAATTTAGAAGACGGAGAACCTCTTTTAACTCTAGAGGATATTACTTATGGTAATACAACTTTAGTTGCAGGTGAAAGTGTTGCGACATTGGTGCCTACAAACGCTTCTGCGACTGGTAGTGCAGTCAAGATGAATGAAGGGGTATATTTCATCAGAGGAACCTTTGTATCCGTTCCTGCAAGCACTATAGTGTTAGATGCATATTCAAATGAACCGTCATATCGAGTAGGATTAAGAATTACAGAGTCAATTATTACAGCAAAAGAAGACTCATCATTATATGATAACGCAAAAGGATTTTCTAATTTCGCAGCACCTGGTGCAGATAGATTTAAGATAACTGCAACTTTAACAAAGAAATCTTTAACTGATACAAGTGATGTTAACTTTGTTGAAGTAATTAAACTAAGAGAAGGTAAACTTAAGAAATTACAAGATTTTTCTGTCTATAATGAATTAGAGAAATACTTAGCTGCTAGAACATTTGAGGAATCTGGAAACTATTCAATCGATAATTTTAAAGTTGAAGTATCAGACTCATTAGATGATGGACTTTCTAATAGAGGAATATTTAAATCAAATCAAATAACGGAAGAAGGAAATACACCATCAGATGATTTAGGTTGTCTTGAAGTTAGTTCAGGTAAAGCATATGTACAGGGTTTTAGAATTAGTACACCTGGAACAACTATTGTAGATTTTGAAAAACCAAGAGATAAAGGAAAAGTAAACACTGCGTTAGTTCCATTTGATATGGGAACTTTAATACGTGTCAATAATGTATCTGGAACACCTGTTTTGGGAACTGGTGTAAGTGAAAATACAGTATCCCTTTTAAGTCGAAGAAAAGATTCATCTGTTGCAACTGGAATCCCATCTGGTGCTTATGAAATAGGAAAGGCAAGAGTATATTCATTTGGACTAAGAAACACTCCATACGCAGATAATGCTAGTCAATGGAATCTTCATTTATTTGATGTTCAAACATATACGTTTATAACTTTAAATACATCTTTAACAGCAACAATTAGTTCTTTTGTTAGAGGTGCTAGTAGTGGTGCCACAGGATTTATTAATGGTTCAGTATCAGGTGCAACTGACATTGTTTTATCTCAAACATCAGGAACCTTTATTCCAAACGAAAAGTTAATTATTAATGAATCTGAAGAATCATTTAGATCTATTACATCAGTTAGACAGTATACTTTTGAAGATGTAAAATCAGTTTATCAAAATACAAATGGAATGACTGGTGGTATAACAGGATTCATAGATTTTAGTGCAGATACAATATTAGAAACCACTCGAATTCAATCACTACCATCCTTTAATAATAGTGTAATATCATCAACTAACGGTATTACAGGAACTATAACATCACCTGGTAATGCATTTACAGGTATAAAAACAGATTCTGTTTTACAATACCAAACTGCAGGAACTTCTGATATCAATTTTAATAGAGTTACTGCTATTAGTTCAGATTTAAAAACCTTAACTGTTGCTGGAATCACAACTGTTTCTGGAATAAATGACGGTAAAGTTGGTATTAATACCACATCCTCAGTGTCTTTGGTATCACCAGTTGTTGTAGACAAAGAAGATACTGGATTATATGCAAAATTAGGATTTGATAATATATGTGAAGTAGATTTAGCAAATGCAACTTTAGCAGTATCTTCTCAATCTGCAATGTTTGCACTAAGTGCTAATTCAACGATACAAGCAGTTCCTGCTGGAATAACAAGTGCATTTTACTCAAACTTTGATACTCAAAAATATTCTTTAGTTTACAGTGATGGAACAGTAGAACCATTGACAAGAGATCAATTTGAATTGGTTGATGGAGGATCAAAAGTTCAATTTAGTGGATTAAGTAAGAATAGTGGTAATGCGGTTTTAAATGTTACTGTAGAAAAACAAAGTATTACAAATAAAACTAAACAATTTACAAGAAGTAATAAAATAGTTATTGATAAAACAAAAGTTGGTGTAAGCACCAGTACAAATGGACTGACATTTAACCAATATTACGGTTTAAGAATAGAAGATAGAGAAATATCTTTAAATGCTCCTGATATTGTAGATGTAGTTTCTGTTTTAGAATCTAAAAATAATAATGATCCTACTTTAGATAAGATAACAACAGTATCTGGACTATCTTTGAATACTAATACTATTGATGGTGAAAAAATAATTGGAGCAGAAAGCGGTGCGACAGCACAATTAATCACTAGAGTTGATGGTGAAAATGTTGAAGTTGCATATTTTACAGATACAAAATTTGTTTTAGGTGAGTTAATAACATTCCAAGAGTCAAATATTGAAACAACAGTTCAAGCAATTACTTTAGGAAATAACATAAATGTAACACAAAAATATTCTCTAGATAAAGGTCAAAGAGAGCAATATTATGATTACTCAAGAATAGTAAGAAAACCGACTCTTTCAGCACCATCTAGAAGACTTTTGGTAATATTTAATTCTTATATTGTTCCAACTACAGATACTGGCGATTTATTTACAGTTAATTCTTATGATCAAGAAAGATTTACAAGTGATGTACCACATTTAGATAATAATTTAAGAGCAACAGATACACTTGATTTTAGACCTAGAGTATCACCTACAAGTAGTACATCAACATCTCCATTTGCTTTTACATCTAGAGACTTTTCAGTATCAGGTTCAACACCGAGTCTTGTAGTTTCTCCAGAGGGAGATTCTAGATTAGGTTATAGTTATTTCTTACCTAGAATTGATAAATTAGTTTTATCTCGTGGAGAAGCATATGAAGGTAGTTTTTCCATATTAAAAGGTGTATCATCTCTTAATCCTAAACCTCCAGCATTAATTGATGGTGCCATGCACCTTGCAACAATTGAACTTCCAGCATATCTTTATAATTCAAGTGATGCAAAGGTAACTCTAATTGAAAATAGAAGATATACAATGAGAGATATTGGCAAATTAGAGGATAGAATAGAAAATTTAGAGATAGCCACTAGTTTAAGTTTACTTGAATTAGATACGAAAACCTTACAAATTAAAGATACAACTGGCGATAGATTTAAATCTGGTTTCTTTGTAGATGATTTTAAGGATGTAAGTCGTATTGATTTAGAAAATCAAGATACAAAAATTAGTATTGATACTGAAACTGGCGAAATGTTAGTGCCAGTGGATCAGTTTAGTGTAAAACCATTATTAGGTGTTTCTGAAAGTATTGATATAAGTTCAGCAGATTTTTCTCAGAATTT